TTTATTCTAAATCCACTTTTTGTTTTGTATGCAACTGGTATTGACATTTCAATCTCATCAAACCCAAACTTGATTAACCATTCCTCTGTTAGTGGGATTGGTTCGTAGCTATGGTTTTCCATTGTATCAATAATTCCAAGAACAACAATGTCAATCATTCCACACTCCTCAGAGTGTCTATCTTGAACCCAATTTCCTATTTTCAATTCGTTTGCTTTCATTTCTTCTCAGGTCGATGGATGACGATTTCCACCTTGTCAGGCTTGCCACCGTTGACTGTCTGCTCTACCTCCTCTTTTGGTTTGCCGTACACTCGGTCGAATAAAACATCGAGAATGTGGATGCTTCCCTTCTCGTAATCCCTTTGCGCTTTCTTCGCTATCAGAGCAATCCAAAAAGGCAACTGGTCGTTCTTTGCCAACTCCACCAACTCGCTCCTTGACTTGCCGAGTACGTTCTTGATGATGTCTTGCACCTGACCCTTCGACAGCTTGACGTTATGCTCGTCTAAGAAGTGTTCCTTTAGAAGCGTCTCCACGTTCTTCGGTCTGCCTTTTGGGTTTCCGCTTTCGCCTTTCTTGAACTTCTCGCCATCGTCAGGAAATGCCATCGTCTGTTTTTTGTCTGTTTAATTGAGCGTAGAGGTGGAATCGAACCCCTCCTTTCTGCTGGAATGCAGAACGTGCAACCATTACACTTCCTACGCTTGTTTTCTGTTTGCTAAAGTAATCTTTTCTCCTTTATACATTCCCGCTCCTATTTCATCAATCTTGCTAAATGGTAATATAGGAACGGTTATTTTGCAAGTTTTGTCTATTAGGTAAATGTAGCGTAGTTGGAAGCCATCAATTGGTCTTGTCCCTGCTATATCTCTATTTCTCTGCCAAGAGTGGCATGTTTTTACACCTTTGTGCATAAATTTTTCATAAAAATCACGCCTAATGTATTTCCCCGTCATGCTCATGTTGGAGTAAACTACACCATCGGAGTCTATTTGTAAACTCTGGTTTTTCTTTATATCTGTCAGATAAAACCCAGACGCTCGGTATATCGTACCATCTCCGCATTGAGTTCCATCCGAAAAAGAAATCACGGCCTTAACATGAGGAGCGTTCATTTTTATTTTTTTCAGTGTGACGGAAATGCACCTGCTTTCAGAATACTTTGGCAAGTAATCGTTAAAGACCATTCTATTCAGCTCGATAAAACCATTCCAATCTACATCATTTCCGTTTTTGTCTTGAATATACTTTTGCATGTGCATTTTCTTCATTGGGGGGCCATACTGCAAAACTCCGTGCAACTTGCCATCCAAAAAACAACCGAAATGTAATTGACTATTTACAACCTTACCGCTATAATGATGTTTCTTCACAAACTCATTAGCAATCTTTGCAGGTATTACCTTAACGATTATCTCCTTTGCTCTGCCCATTGCATTACAATTAAATAAAGTGCGTTCCCGTTTGAGTTCTCGTTGCCCATTGTTTCAGCGTACTTGTATTCTTCAGTCCCTTTAATGTCATCAATAGCGTTTTTGATAACCGTTGCCTGTTCGTCTGCAAGCGTAAAGGTCATTTGCTGAAACGGCTCTTTATCTCCTGACGGAAGCGTGAACTCATCGGTTGTCTCGATGTCGTCCATATTCTGCCAAGAATCAAGCCCCCAATCTTCCAACTCTACGCTATTCCAAGTATTCGCAAGTTCATCCCAGTCCCATTCTCCAAAGCCTACGTTATCCTTAATGATGAACTCGCGCTGCTTTTCTTCTGACCAATCAACAACCTGAACGGGTACCTCTTTCCAGCCAGCTTCTTGCATTGCTTTGAGCCGCATATTACCGCCCAAGACAACCATTTCTTTGTTAACGACTATCGGTCGGACGTTAGCCATCTCAGGAAAGTCCCGAAGCGATTGAACCAACTTCTTGAATTTCTCGTCTTTGATGTATCTCGGATTCTCCGAGTTGGGTCTTACTTTACTTATTGCAATACTTTCCATTCTTGTAGTTGCTTAGTGCTTCTTGTTGTGTGTCTCCTACGGCTTTCTTGCAAGGCTTGCCGTTCCAGTAATCGTCTGCGGCTTTCCTATCAAAACAGTACCACTTCATTTGATAGGTGTTCTGTGTGATGTACAGACCGTAGTTCTCATGCTTTTCGTTTTGCCTCATCTAACCTTCTCTTTATTTCGATGTGCGCCTTCTCCGCTTCCTTTTTGGAGTCGTAGATGCAGTTTCCGTTTCCCCACCTCCACTTTCCATATTGTCTTGCTGGCATTGGTAAAAGTTTAAAAGTGCCGCGCTCATCAACTGAGGCGTTCTCCCGCAAGTGAAACAGACCTTAGCTTTCGGGTCCATGTAACTCCAAGCATCTTGATATAGCTTCTGCTCTTCTCTTGTTATCTTTCCCGAATAACGCCCCTGTTCCATCATCGTAATTTGGTCGAGCCTCTCGGCTATAAATAGCAAAACTTCGTTTTTGTCCATGCTTAGAATTTTAGCCCATTCCGGGTCTTGTTTCAAGTAATCCGTTATAGTTCGAACCTCCACATCAATCTTTCAAATAACACACTCAGCAAAGGTACGTAAATAAGTGCCTCAGGTTCGTGAAAGCAGCACATCGCAACCCCCAGCCAAAACGACATACACAAACGGCAGTCCAACGGCTTCAAAGACTGGCTCTCGTACATTCCCATCCACCTTTTTAGAAGTAGGTCAATGGCAAGTACCTCAATCCAAAGGTAAGCGGCAACGCTCGCGGATAATGCGCTCAAGATGTATAGCATAGTAGTTGTCTCTAAGTTGTTCAAGTGCTTTATTAACTGTGTTTCCTATTGACTTATAAGGTATGTCTACCTTTTTGCCGACCTTTCTGTAGCTTCCTTCATCCAGCCATAGTTTAAGAACCTCCTTGTCGTACCAATGAAGCTCTTCAATTAGAATCTCTAAAAGGGTAATGTCGTTTTCCTTGTCCCAGTCGTAATCTTCCCGCTCGTGGTCGACCCTCTTGTGGTTGTGGAGGTCGTATAGTTTTGAAAAGCTGGAGCGTTTACTGGTTGCCATTGTCATCATCGTTCTAACGATGTAAAACCTCAAGTAACCGCCTTCGTTTATCTGTTGCCATTTCTCGTCGGGCATCTCCAGCAAAAGAAGAACCACCTCTTGGATAAGGTCGTCAGGGCAATTGCATAGCTTCTGCGCGAGTTCGTGTAACTCTTGGTCAGATAGTAGGTCGATTGCCGCTTGGTCTTTCACGGGCTTAAATGTAGTTATTTATTTCAAACAGCCAACGGTTCATCCTTCCAATGCGTAACCGCGCATTATTCTACAAAAGTTACCTCGTTCTCGATTATCTCGTCAATCTTGTTCTGACAATGTTCTAAAAGTTCGATTATCGTCAAGTCAGTATTGCCACCTCCGTAAGCTGTGTTAAGGAACTTCTCCACTTCCTTCTGAAACGAGTTACCCTTTGCTTTTAGCTGCTGCTTGAAATGGTTACTTCCTCGCATTTCGTCCAGTGCGTAAACGAATAGCTGCCCGTACACCATTGCTTTGATTGTTGTTCTGTACTCTTTCATTTCTCTCAATTAGTGTGCTTAAACGCACTATTAAACTTGTTTCTGTTTTTGCTCTATGGTTTTGACTGAGGAAGTGCGTTATACCTCACTTTCTAAGGTCTTCTCCTTTCACTCCAATGAAGTTGAACATTTCATAAATACGTGATTCGATTCTCTTTCCATACTTCTTGCCAATCATCTCAGCGTTGAGGTTGGTAGTAGCAAACGTAAGGTAACCCTTATTCGTGTATAGCTGGTGTCGCTGGGTCAAGGCATCAACTCCGACATTTATCTCTGTACCGTATCGTTTAATTGTCGTATGCTCTTCTCCGATGTCATCAATGGCAAACATCTTGGACTTCATTGCTGATTCCAAGCTGAATAAATCCTCGCCTTCTGCTTGATATATCCGCTCCATTTCAAACCCCGTGTAAATCTTGAACTTGAACTTCTGAGCGTAGCCCATGAACAAACTAAGAGATTTCAAATAAACCGTTTTCCCAACGCCAGTAGAACCCATCAGAATCAAACCTTTGTCGGTGTCCCCGTTAAAAGAATCCAACTGAAGAGCGTAGCGGACAATTTGGTCAGTTAGTTCCGGGTGCTTGTCTTGCCACTTCGGAAGAACATATCGGCAGCACTTCTCAAATGATGCCCTTGCGGTTTCAAAATTATGCTCTTCGTACTTTCGAAGCTGGTAACGAGCATCTTGCCCCTTCTCAATTCTGCTAATGTAGTCGTCTATTCTCATGGGTATTCAACGTTTTCAAAGTTCTTAAAATCGTATTCTTGGTTCTTCTTGAGGTTGTCGGGTTTAAACCAAATGCTCCTCGCCTTCTGCTTCCAATTCTTAACGGTATTGCCTCTGCCATCCTTCCAAACTCTTCCGCGCGGTTTTCTACTTTCCTCGTAGTATTCAAACATCTTGGTAGCTGATTCCTTAGTGTAACCGTTCTCATCAAAATACGAAATTACTTCTTCAAGCGATGGTGGCTTCTGTTCATTGTTTATTTGTTTACTTGTTTCTTGTTTATCTATACTATCAATGCTTTCACTTTGCTTTGATGCGTGCTTTATCAATGCT